CCGAAAGTCTGCGCAAATACGTCTATAGCATCGCCGATAGCTCTCATTTGAGTTTGCGCTTCGCCTGCCGGGTCTATGATTGCAGCCCAGAAGTCTTGCACTGCCGGGATAACTGTCTCTAGAATAAACCCTTGGAAGTCCTGCATTATAGGCATGAACTTTTCGCCAATTTCTGCGCGTGTGTTTTCTATTTCTGCCTTTAGTATGCGCTGCTGATTAGCGAGCCCGTCTGAGGTGTTAGCAAAGTCTCCGGTTACTCCTGAAGTCTCTTCCATTAGCAAGCTATAACGTGCTGTGACCTTCTCTGCCTCGGTCATTTCCGTTGTGCCGTCTGTGATTCCCTTCTCCAGGGCGTGTGCCTCTACTGCTGTCGCGCTTAGGTCTATGCCGTACATTCTTAGCGGTTCTGATTGCCCTGCTAGTCCAGACTGAAATTTAGCTAGTGCATCACCTACATCTAGATTAAATACTGAGGCGAAATCCGCTCCGCGCTGTGAGATCTCATCAACAACCTCTACAACGTTTCCCCCTTCTCCTGCGATAGTCTCGGCGAAACTAGAAAACTGTGTAGCAATTCCAAACAGCTCTGTTTTAGAAAGTCCTAGCCCTCTAGCTGCATTCTCACCTAGCTCTAGAATGCCTTCTGCTGCATCTCCGAAAGATACATCTACCGCGTTAGTTGCTTCTGAGAGATCGCTAGCTGCGTCTATAGCTTTCTTTATTTGTGTTACTGCAATTACACCTAGTGCTATGCCAATAGCGGCTGTTGTCTTACCTATGTTTGCGCCTATTTTGCCAAACTTTTTGCCTAGGTCTGCGAAGCTGTCATTAGCGCCTTTAGTAGCCTTGGCGAGATTTTTGTACTCTCCCAGTATCTCTACATTTAGCACTAAGCTCATTTGCTTCTTCTCCTATGTACCTCAGTTGCAAAAGCTGAGTATTCTGTCCCTGTAAGCTTTCTATACTCACTAGGGCTAACACCTGTAGCTATGACGAACTCTGCCATTTTCTTAGCATGATCTTCAGCTACTTTTTTCCTTTTGGGTCTGTCGCTCCAAGCATTCCTAAAGCTTCCTTTTGGGTAACGCCTTCAGTATCCTCGAATTTGTAATTAGGGTTATCTTGCTTCATAGCTACATAATAAAGAACTCTGAGCGCCCGGCCTTTAGGTTGCCCGTCTGCAAAGATTTCGTCTATGCTGCGACCTACTAGCAGCTCTATTTCTTCAACTTGCCCTAGTGTCATTTCTTCGAAATTCATCATCTGTGCTTCCTTAGAGTTTTGTTTTAGCGGTTTCTGTTTTGATTAGCTTCTCCATTTGACCGAAGTAGTTTTCATAGATTTCTTCTCTAGTGTAGCCGAGCGCCCTAACAAAGAATGGCTGCGGCCTTATGTGTCTTTTGAACCAACCCCAGTGAATAGGATTAGCGTAAGGAACACCTGAGCTAGAACTTCTGTTGTTACCTGCCTTGACTGTAATCTTGCCCCTGGCTGTAGCTCCAACCCTGATGCTGTTTCGCAAAGCGCCTGTTCTAACCGGGACTAGTCCGCGCGCCTCATTAGCTACAAGTTCACCGGACTCTTTTCCAGCGTCTTTTATAGCGTCTTTAGGCACTCCAATAGCATCTAAGGCTTTGTTGATTTCCCTTAGATTCTTGACTTTTACGCCCGGTTGAACAGCCATTATTAAGCGGTTATTACCGATACCCCAAAGTACTGATCTGCATCTGCATCGTTAGGAGTAGTAACAACCCTAAGGGTCACTGAGAAGGTTGAAGTCTCGTTAGAGTTTAGGCTTAGCGGAGGAATCTCGTTGAACTTGACCACGCCTGAATAGTGTGGCTCTGAGGTGCTAGGTGCTGAGTTTCCATTAGGAGCGATTACGAAAGTTGCAGTAGTTCCAAAGTTAGCCCAAAGAACACGATACAAAGAATCCGCGTCTCCTGAGGTAATACCTTCTAGGGCTAATGCCCACTCTCCGCCTACACGCTGTTCGCAGAAGGTCTGAACATCTCCGGGAGCATCTCCCAGGGTTAGCTCTACCATAGTGGCAGCGCAGGCGTACTCAACATCTGCAATAAGAAACTTAATGTTCTCTGCGATGATTCTTGTGTTAGTCATTTCATGACCTTTCTAAATAGTGATTTCTAGCTCGAGTGAGATGTTTGCCGATAGGTACTCGGCGTTGTTAGTTTGTAAGTTGTACGGTTCGTTTACTCGAATCACTCGAGCGTATCTAGGCATAGCACTTAGCACGTTATGGATCGCCTGATCTAGATTTTCAGTTGCCTTTTTATTAGTGGCGGTTGTAGCTATGACCACTAGCTCTAGATTTAGGTCGTACTGAGTGCCTAAAGTGCTAGGTGTGAGGTAAGGGCTAGCAGAACTCATAATCACTATTGGCGGCGTTATACGCTCCGGTACATAATCAAGAACTCTAATCCCGGCTTCCTCTAGGTCAAGCTTTAGCTCTGCCTTGGAAATAGTAATTTCGTTAGTCATACTGCGAAACCAACATAAGGAAGTAGCAACGGATAGACAGCTCCCATAGGGTCTTTAGCAACTCTGACGGGTGTTCCATCTAAGCTAGCGAATTGCGCCACGCCATTAGGCGCTGAACGCCTGTGAAATAGCTCTGAGGAACAGATAAGCGTTGCCTGCCTGTGTATCTGATCTGGAACAACGGTAATCACTCCGACATAGTTTCCAACCTGAGCAGTGCCAGAATCTAGACAAGATTGTATAAAACTACCTGTTTCGTCTGTCCCTACATAGGCTTGAAGTTCTGCCAGTGTGACTACCGTTGTCATTCAAATTTCCTTACTCTACGATGTCTAGTTCTACGATTGCCCCGGCGAATGGTGTAGTAATCGCCATGTAACCGTAGACACTTACTGAATCCGTAAGGGTTGTGATGTCACCATCGGTTAGACGTACTGGAGCGCCTGCAGACTCGAAAGACTGGATAGCGCGGCTGTTAGCCATGTAGACCTTGTTAGCGGTCATAGCTGGATCTACGATTACTGGCATTCCTAGAAGATTGCCCGATAGTCCAGGGAGGTTAGCAGTTCCAACGTTGTTAATTCCCTGACCGTCTTGCAGAACTACTGGCCTGCCGTCAGAACCTACAATAGTCATTAGGAACTTGTAGCCCTCAGTGGAGGTAACAATAGCTTCAGGTCGTAGACCAGTTTCCTCGAAGATCTTAGAAGCGCCATCAGTAATACCACCGATTAGTGCCGCTAGGGTTCCTGCCGAGATGTCGAACACCTTACCAGTCATGTCTACCGCTTCAACATGAGAAACAAACGCAGCGTTAGAAGCGTTTGCATAAGCAATAGTTAGCGCCTGAAATACCGTGTTTAGGTAATCAACTGTTGATCGCTCTATTGTCTGCTTAGAAAAGCTTGTGTAGCCTCCGTAAGTCTTTACTGCTGCCGAGGTGTTAGCAATTGTCAAGTTACCAAAAGCTAGTTCGTCATTCTCTGGGTCTTGCTCTGCAACTGAAATTGTGTTAGCAGTTACGGAAGCATACTCTACGCTAAGGCCAGAGGCGGGAAGTGCTGCTCTAGAAAAAGCAGAAAGTGCCGGGCGATTGTCATCGATTAGGTTGTTGATCTGACCAACAAAAGCGGCGGTTGTTACGGTGTTGGCACTAGTGGAAGCTGCGCGAGCAAGCTCGATAGCTCCGGCGTCACCGATTAGGAGTTTCTTAGCAAACTCTCCTTGTGAGCGGATTTCTGAGCCTGCTACCTTAGGGGTTGATGCTGTAAGTCCTGCTTCGACTACCCGGCGCAATTCAGCCATTTCGTCTTGCACAGAACGAACGTCTAGTTCAATGTTTTCTGACATAGATTTTCTTTCTTCTGTTTGGGTTTCGATAGCCTCAGAATCTTTCTGATCTTCTCTAACCTCGGTTATGTTTGCACCAGCGAAAGCCGGAAACGGAACTACTGAAACCTCTTTTAGGTCTACTAGTGTCCGAGTAATCAGTGAGCCATCTCTATCTTGTTCGATAGGCATGAAGCCCACTGAGAATTTATTTAGTACGCCATCACGCATAAGGGTAAGGACTTCTTCGCCTCTAGCGGTGTTGCTAACCTTTGCAGTGATCTTATAGCCTGCTTCTGTTTCTCTGCCTGAGATAACTTTTCCAATAGGCTCATCGTGCCCGTAAAAAAGCTTTACATCTTCCACCGAGTCAATAGCGCCAGGAGCGAAACGCTCAGTTATGCCGCCTCCGATGTCTGCTTCCTGATTATAAGGAACAGCTAGCCCAGTGATAGTTCTTTCCTGAGCTTCGTCTAGATTTAGGTCTGCTTCTCTGATTTCAATTTCAGGCATTTAGTCCTTCTCTTTCTCTGACTTCTTCTGCTGTAAGAATCCCGGCAGCTATAGCGGTTGAATAGTAGTTATAACGTGTGGCAACGTCGGCGCGGAATAGGTGCTGATAGTCAAACTCGACCCTAGTGCCGCGAGGTAAGCAGTTACTTAGGGCGTCTGTTATTGCGTCGGTGTAGCCCATTAGTGTGTGGCGAAAAAAGATAGCATTCTCGTCTTGCAAGTTTGAATAAGTGTCCGAGCCGCCCGGCACTGTAGACAAAAGCAGCCTGGAAGGAATGCCAAATAGTCGAGCTATGTTTACTGTCGATTGCTCCACTGTGTCGGTGAATAGCGCCTCACGCGGAGATAAAGAAATTGCCTGATAGTCAAACCCGTTACCTAGAACAGCGATTTGTCTGTTCTGCTGCTTGTTGTGCCAATTATCGGTAATCGTGTCTGCCTGATCTTTGTTTACCTGCTGCCCGGTCTTCAGGATACCTGTCGGCACTCCTGCTTGGTTGAACCAGTTCTTTGCATAGTCGCGTAGGTCTAGCGCCGCCGAAATGTCTTTTCGACATGAGTAGATAGGGCTAACGCCTCGGAGATCGCCGGACTTGCTAAAAAGCTTTAGCTGCTCCATTTCGTTTGCGCTATAGCTAACTCCTTCGTAGCTGTAGTAAACACCCTGGGCTAAATCCTGATCGTTTACATAAGCGACAGATACCGCAGAAGCCGGAAGAAGGGTAAGGCTGTTTACTTGTCCGTTTGAAGAAAAGCTTTTGTGCCAAAAGGCATTACCCTCTAGCGCGAGACTTGTAACTGTCTGAAATAGAAAGTCGCGCCTGTTGCTATTTATGTCTGGCTTATTGACTAGCACCGGGCTTTCAATTCT